TCAGGAAAGTGTCCCAAATGGGCAAACTCCAGTGTTGGAACGGGATTAGGTATGGGACACAGGTATGGGACACAGCAAAAGTGTCCCATCGAAGGAATGAATGGGACACATTATGAATGTCCCATAGCACTGTCCTATGCCTAAAGCTAGTACTGGAACGGGATCTGCCCCGTTGGGACACATTTGGATATATCCCCCCGTGCGTGAGTTGACTATATATACTTAATCAAGTATTATCCTATTGTTCTCAACAATAACAAATGTCTGAAGTCTACGAAGTTTACGATTACTCTTGGAACCCTGATGATGAGATGCTTTATATCGAAGCAGAAGTCGCAGATGCCATCATGGTTTGTTCTGCTACTCAGTATGAACCAGACCAGTGGACTCATGGAAGGTGCATGACTTCTCTCCTGTGGCCTGAAGAAGTTTCAGATCCTATAACAAAGGAATCCATACATGAATATGTCAATAACAATCGTGCTATTGAATGGGAATTGATGATTCCTGACGATTATTAAGTATTATACTATTATTGTAAAAACTACAATACTAATGAGTGAAAAGAAAAAGGGACATGGTACTCGTAAGCATTTCCAAATACTTCTTTCTGAGCATAGAGGTAATCTTTTTATTCAAATGATGAAAGAAAAAGGAATTAAACCTACTAACTGGCTAAGAGAAAAAGTTTATGCTTTCCTTGAGAAAGAAGCACCTCAAGACCTCTACCTGGAAGCTAAACAAAAAGATGAAATTGAATGGCAGAAAGTAGTTCAAAACCGATTAGAAGGTAGAGCTTTATCCAAAATTCTCAAATCAATCAGAAAAAAAGATGCGTTGCCCTGAATGTGATTTTATTCAAAATTCTTCAACCTGTAAAATTCTGGAAACAAGAAAAACTTATGAAAAAACAACTACTAAAAGAAGAAGGCTTTGCCAATGTGGACATAAGTTTGTGACTATAGAACAAGTTGTTCTACGTTCCAGAAAGCTAACAGACTCCCAGATAGAGGCAGTTCTGAAATATCAGGACGCTTTGTTCTCTAATGAATTAGCAGAGCTTTTAGGCGTTCATGTAGATACCATACGGAAAATTAAACGTGAACAACATGAAAAGGCTCCTTAATGCCATTGGATCGTTATTCGTTTACAAAAGTCCTAAACCGTATGAAGGATTCGCAAGATTCCTAACTGATCTTCCAAGCAGACAGTTAAGATCGTTAGCCGATACAAATGCTCATTGCAGCAAAAAAAAATTAGTAAAACTTTATTTGGAACGCAACAATGTCTACACCGAAATTCAAGATTAATGATCAAGTTAACAAGAAAATCAATACAGGAATTTATTTAAAAACAGGTTCCAGTAGAGGCACTATTATCAAAGTCATAGAAAAACATAATAAAAGAGATCGTATTTGTTATTACTACGGTGTTAAATGGCCTGACGGTAGAAGATCAGAACACGCTCAACATATACTCGTACCAGCTCCTTAGTCTTTATAAATCAAGTACCTTTCTTAGCCAATTTTTAAATGTAGGTTGTCTAACAGGGTTTTCTAAGCAAGCAATTTTTGCTTTACATCTTGCTATTTCTTTTAAACAATTAGCAATGAATTGTGACTGACCAAAGTAACTTCTTTCTATTGCTTCACAGTGTCTTATTAACTGTTCTCTAGTAGCCCCTTCTGTAAACCATAAAATTTTCTTTTCTAACTCTAACTCTTGTTCTACTGTTGGAGGTTCCATTAGTTGATCTAACAGAACAAATTGTTCATCTAAGTTCTCCATCTAATTCTTTACCTTTAGCTGCTAATCCAGTGTAGACACCATGTAAAGGATTGTCAGGCAGATGACGGCCATCAAGAACGTACCAACGCTCCATATTTAACATTCTTTGCCTGTCTTCTTTTAGCCATTCTGATTGGTATTTAGTCATTGCAATGTAGTAGTTGAGTTCGGATATAACCTTGATTGAAGGAAATTTACAGCCTGATCATCAAGTGTATTTGTAGTCTGTTTTGACGCTGCTTTTAACAGGTCAAGTAACAATTTTTTACCTGCTTCGCTACGCAAAAAAGCATAAAGAAGAGGCAAAAAAGGTTTAGTTAATTTTCTCATAAATAGGCCCACTCTTCACAATCCTATATAAAACAGCTACATTTGGCTTGGATCCCCATCCAGCAAAGCCTCCTTCTCTTCATAAGGAGGTTTTGTCTTTTATGCCACTCATTAAGTTAGCAGGATTATGGAGCCAAAAACGATTGTATGTTTTTGTTCACACTGCCTTGAAAGAAGGAGGCAAATTGAGAGAGCTTACCTATTGAACAACAAAAAAGAACTGGCTAAAGTTAAATAGCAATTTATAAGGAGGCTGCAAGCTTAATTATTAAACAGCGCAGTGGGATGCGATTGTTCACAAGACCTCCTGGCTCGTAGAGGACGCTAGGGGGTCTTGCTCTTGGCGTGATAAACCTCTACATCAGACTCACACTTAGGGCAACTTAAAAAAGTTACATAATCGTAGTCTTCTAAATTCTCACAGTTTGAATCACTGCCCCAGATTAGTTCCGTTCCACAATGCCAACAGTTCATTGCCCCCTCCAATTGCGAGGTCTGCTTGAATCAAGTCTAACTAGCTCCTTGTCTATAGCATTAAGTCGGTGAAATATTTCTCTCACATCTCCTTGACGTTTTGAGGATCTATTTCCTAAAACCATCAGCAAAGCTGACACCATAGCCCCAATCAAAGCAGCATAAATTTCAGGCATGTCTATTAACCCAATGACCTTGTTGGATCTTAATCCATTCCTTTTGGGCAGCTATTAAATCAGATTTAGAAATGTCTGGATCATTGATTAAACTCCAAATTTCAATACGCTTATTAATCTGATCGACTGTTAGGCCATGAGCCTTGGCGATTGTTTCTTTCTGCTCTTGGGAAAGGAACTTCATTACGTTTGAACGATTTACGACTAATGTAGGTATGTTTGCTATTTTTTCTGCATGGACGAAACAAAAACAGACGAACCAAAAAAGAAAAATCCTTTGCAAAAATTAAAAGATGGATTGGAGGACAAAGAAGAACAACTTCAAGTCTTGTCTACATTTGTACGTTTGGGAGTTGTAATTTGGAGTGGTTTTATATTAACTTTAAACTATGTAGAATTGCCTGGTTTAGGTAAACAAGAAAGGATCGACCCGACTTTCATAGCAAGCGTTTTCACGGGAGCATTAGCGTCATTCGGGCTTGAGACTGCAAAGAAAAGAGGTGATGGAACTTACAAGGCTGATGAAGAAAAAAAGAAAGCAGAGGCAGCAGGGTTTAGCAATGGAGTCCCTTATACCATCATAAAAGTCGAGACTCCTATAAAATTAGTGCCAGACAAGCCACGCATTGATCCTATTTCTGGTAAAGAAGTAGACCCACAAACAGGCAAGCTCACATGAAAAAGTTTCTAATCTTGCTACTTCTAGCAAGTCCAGTGCAAGCAGATATGCGGCACTCAATCACTACATCAGCAAAGATTCAACTTGACGCTGCTTATAGCTCTGCTCAACGAATTGGAACGACTTACAGCGTTACAGGTAATAACGTAACTCCAAGTACTACTGTTTCAGGTACTACAACCTCTGGTGCTATCGGAGGATTGACGGCTGATAGTGTCACCGCAGGAGTCCCCGCAATTGTAGACACGGATTTCGCTATCACGACTGCTGGCTCTGCATATTCGATGACGGAAAGTCTAACAGTTGGAGATGCAGTCCAAAGTGCAACTACCGTCACTGGAGGAGTTGTGCCTAGCTTGCCTTCACTGGGAGTGACCGTGACAGGATCAGGAGGTGTGTCAGGTGGAACGATTACTTCTTTAAGCTCTGGTGTTCATACTTGTGCTGGCACAATGGGAGCTGGATCTAGTTGCACAGCTCAGACCATAGTTGAGTCAGTTGTTGATTAATAATGAAACGCTATCTTCCGCTATTATTGTTATTAAATACCACTGAGATCCTAGCTGTACCAGTGGTTCCCAACTTTTCTAGCGGAAGCATGTCAGCAGTGACTCGTACCACTCAAAATATTACAGAAAATATAGTTTCGACAGAT